GCCTATACATTGAAAACTGTTCCAGAACAAAATGACATGGGGTCATGGTTTAACTGGGAAGTGACTATGAAATATGATGCCAAGTCAGGTGGTATAATCCAGAACCTATCAACTGGAGAAAATATTTATCTAGAAGCTAGAACTTTTAGAAAGAAGGTTACAGAAGGTAAAGTCAATGCTAGTGGTGACGATAGTGATGAAATTCCCTTCTAGTTAAAACGATGCATGAATATACGAATCAATAGAATCCATTGATGTATCGTTAGAGGTGTTAGGTCTTTAGGGCCTGTTTAGATCTAACACCTCGACCAAGTAAGAAAGGATTATAGGGAATGATAGTCAACCGATTTATGAAATTATTTGAAGGCTATGAGTTGGCTCATGGTCAATACAGAGTTCAGAATAAAGAAGCTGATGGTAAGGTTTCTGGTCGTGCAGTTACTGTAAGTGAACCTGCAACTGAAGAAAACTTTAGATCTCATTTAAATGGTGGAGATTATATTTTAGGTATTATTATGCTTAAACAAGATAACTCCTGTAATTTTGGTGTAATCGATGTTGATATTAGAGGTGAGGTAAAATTAAATGAAACACTTGAAAACCTTGAAAAGAAAATCAGAAAAACTCCTTTGGTACTTTGTAGGTCAAAGTCTGGTGGTGCTCATCTTTATCTTTTTTGCAATCCCAGTATATCTGCTGTTGACATGGTTGCAAAACTTAATGAATTTGCTGCTCAGTTAGGATATGGTGGATCTGAAATATTTCCAAAACAAACATCTAGAGCTAATGATTTAGACAGAGGTAACTGGATTAATCTTTGTTATTGGGATGGTGATAAGACAGAAAGATATGCCATACACAATGGAAAGAAATTAGATTTAGAAGAATTTATAAATTTAGCTGAAAAGAAAACTACAAACTATGATAAGCTTCAGCAACATACTCCAAAACTTTTAGATCATTTTTCTGATGGGCCACCTTGCTTACAACATATTATTACGTTAGGCTTTCCAGAAGGGAGTAGAAATATTTCTTTGTTTAATGTTGGGGTTTATTTCAGAAAGAAAAATCCAGATGATTGGCAAGAAGATTTAATGAGATTTAACTACGAACATTTACCAGAAGCATTACCATCTGGAGAAGTGAATACTCTTATAAAATCAGTAAGCAGAAAAGAATATGCCTACACATGTAAACAAGCACCAATATGTAATTATTGTGAGAAATCAAAATGCATCAAAAGAGAATTTGGTGTCGGTGGATTTGGTGGTGGTTTAGCTATTGAGGTTGATGCCATTACAAAATATGAAACAGAAAACAAACAATCTGTTCGTTGGTATATTGAAATGCAAGGTGAAAGAATTGAGGTGACAACTCCTCAGTTATTAGATCAAAGACAACTACAAAAGATATGTGTGGAAAAATTAAATAAATGTCCTAGCACTATGCCTAGTCAAAAATGGGAAAAAAGAATCAATGAACTATTACAGAATGTAGAAGTGATTGTTGATCCAGATGATGCATCTCCACAAGGTCAATTTGAAAAGATGCTTGATTCGTTTTTAACTGGTAAAGTGCAAGCTAGACATAAAGATGAAATCATGAATGCAAAACCATATCATGATCCAGATGAAGGGAAAGTATATTTTAGATCAGAAGATCTCTTTGTTTATTTAGAAGCCAAAAGATTTAGGTATCCGAATCAGCATCAAGTTTGGTCATGGCTTAGAACTTTAGGTGGCGATAGAAATACTTTTAGGATAAAATCAAAACCAGTGAAAGTTTGGTCAGTTCCTGCACCAGATTTTTATGATGATGAACCACTAGATATTCCAAGTGAAATAGAGGAAGATTTTATATAATGTTAAAACTTAAAGATCCTATTATTTGTTGCATGTGTGGCACGAAAATATACAACGTAATGGATAGTCATAATCCAGAACCCATTTATAAATATCCAGAAAGATGCTGTAATGTTTGTAATGAAAAAGTTGTATTAGAACGAATCAAAGAAATGAAATATATTAAGGATATGTTTGAATGAATTGTTATGTTTGCGATGGGCCTCAAGTGTTAATATGGGGTGGTGATCATGACTTAGAAGAAGATGAAGATCATGAATATGTTACGAATTTGAGCTGCCCAAAGTGTGGATCTGTCGTTTATGTTTACTGGTCAGATGAGAAAGGAAAAAATAATGAGACATGTTCAGATCATACTTGGACCCCCTGGAACAGGAAAAACAACAACACTTCTGAATATAGTTGAACAAAGTTTAGCTAGAGGTATTGAACCAGAAAGAATTGCTTATCTTGCATTTACAAGAAAGGCAGCTCATGAAGCTCAAGAAAGAGCTATGGAAAAGTTTGGGTTTGATACTGGTAGATTTCCATTTTTCAGAACATTACATTCTCTTGCATTTAAAAGACTTGGTTTAAAAAGAGATGAGATAATGACCGATAAACATTTTAGAAATATCGGTAAGGCTATGGGAATTGAATTTAAAGGTATTTATGATGAAGATCTTGGAGTTCATATTGGCATGGGTTTGGGTGATAAGTGTTCTAGAGTTGAATCACTTTCTAGAGTTGGTCTTAGGTCATTAGAAAAACAATACGAATATATTAATGAAAATGATTTGAGTTTACATGCTGTCAAACAATATAGTGAAGCTTTGCAAAAATATAAAAAACAAAATAAATTATTAGATTTTACTGATATGCTAGAAAAGTTTCATGAACCATTACCAATAGATGTTTGTATTATTGATGAAGCTCAAGATCTAAGTTCTTTGCAATATAAAATGGCAATAACTGCATCTCAATATGCAAAAGAGGTTTACATTGCAGGTGATGATGATCAAGCTATTTTTGGTTGGGCAGGTGCAGATGTTAAAAAGTTTTTGAGTTTAAAAGGTGATCAAGTTATTTTACCACAAAGTTTTAGAGTTCCTCACTCTATTTATAAATTAGCAACTGATGTCGTAGGTCGAATTAAAAACAGATATGTAAAACCATACACTTCAAAATTAGATAAGGGTGAAGTTGAATATGTTTCTGATGAACAAGAAATAGATTTTAGTAAAGATGGCACTTGGCTTTGTATGGGTAGGAGTAAATATACTTTATATCGTCTAAAGCAAGTTGTTAGGCAACAAGGATATGGATACATATACAATGGTAAAAGTTCATTAGATACTGATGAAACCAGAGCAATCATGGCATGGGAATCCATGAGGAAAAATAATGAGATTAGTTTATTTGATGCAAAAAACCTAGCAAAGTATTTTACATTTAAAGTTAAGATTAGAGCAAAAGAAAGTTACACTCTTGAGGATTTTGGATTACCACCAGAATCTATTCAAAGAGATTGGATGGAAATATTAAAAGGTATTCCACCAGATGAAAGAGAATATTTAAGATCTTGCATGAGAAATGGAGAAAGATTTAAAGATAAACCTAGAATTACTATTTCAACAATTCACCAGTCAAAAGGTGGTGAAGCTGATAATGTTGTGTTGTTAACTGACATGGGAAGATTATCTTGGAATAGTTTAGGTAATGACGAAGAAAACAGAGTCTGGTATGTGGCACTTACCAGAGCAAAGGAAAATTTATTTTTAGTGAGACCAAGAGGTCTTAGATATTTTAATATTTAGAAAGGATTGTTATGAGCATAGAAATATTAGAAGGTAATTGTTTAGATACTTTGAAGCAGCTACCAAATGAATGTGTAAATACTTGTATTACTTCACCACCATATTGGGGTTTAAGAGATTATGGCACAGCTACTTGGATAGGTGGTGATCCTAATTGTAATCATATGAGAGATTCTAAAGTTAATCCTAATGGAAATACTGATACTGGTCATAAGGCAATGTTTGATCAAGAAAATGCTGTTGGGGATGCAATCTATAAATCTGAATGTCCTAAGTGTGGAGCTAAAAGAAAAGATCAGCAGCTAGGATTAGAAGATACTCCAGATCAATTTGTCGAAAACTTGGTTAATGTATTTCGTGAAGTTCGCAGAGTTTTAAAAGATGATGGAACTGTATGGTTGAATTTGGGGGATAGTTATTCAAGTGGTAGTAGAAAAACAACTACTAATCAAACTTTGCGTGGTGATTCAGAACTAGTGTCTATTAGACCACAACCAGTAAATAGTATAAAAGAAAAAGATTTGATCGGCATTCCTTGGAAAGTTGCTTTTGCTTTACAAGCTGATGGTTGGTATTTACGTCAAGATATTATTTGGCACAAACCTAATCCTATGCCAGAAAGTGTAAAAGATCGATGCACCAAGTCACATGAATATATATTTTTATTAAGTAAAAATGCACATTATTATTTTGATCAAGAAGCTATTAAAGAAGGCACAACTACCAAAGATAGTACAATTAGAAACAGAGATGAAACAAAATTAAATAACACACCAGGCAGAACTAGAATGGAAGGTTTGAAAACCAATGAATACGAAACTAAAAACAAAAGATCTGTTTGGACTGTTACGACTAAACCCTATTCAGAAGCACACTTTGCCACTTATCCCCATGATTTAATTATTCCTTGTATAAAGGCAGGTTGTCCTGAAAAAGTTTGTGTTGATTGTGGTGTGTCTTATAAAAGAATTACATCAAGAAAATCTGATACATTAAGAGTAGATAATTCAACATTAGATCGCTTTGGCACTGGTAAAGCAGGAGTGCATAGAAAGATCGGTGGTCAATACCAAAAATGGTTAAATGAAAATCCTTTAACAACAGTCGGTTGGGAAAAACAATGTAATTGCGAAACTAATGAAACAAAATCTGGCACAGTCTTAGATCCATTTGGTGGTTCTGGAACTACTGCCCAAGTAGCTGCTCAACTTAATAGAAATGCGATACTTTGTGAATTAAATCCAGAATATATTAAAATAGCGAATCAAAGACTACTGGATAGTTTAGGTATGTTTCTTGACCTTAAAATTAAATCACCACAAACAACTGAAAACATTAGATAAAAAATTTATTTGCATTTAGGGCTTGACAAAATACAAGCGAATCACTATATTATATATATAAGGCAATCAGAAAGGAAACAAATGTCATATATTATAGAAAAGTGGAACAAAGGCGAAATTTACTACAAAGGAATTTTTGGCAATGGAGTTGCTAAAAATAGAAATGAATTGATGGAGCCTATTGGTTGGGTAGATAAAAATGAAGAAAATTTTAGACCACTAAATAAAAAGCAAGTAAAAGAATTATTTGAAGCAGGTTTAATAACTGAAGTTACTGTTAAAAAAACTATAATAGCATACGAAAAAGATAAAGCAGACTTTTTTGCTGAATACATAAAGATCCAAGCAAACAGAACTCAGGAAGAAATTAATGAGCAAAGAGCAGAAGCTAGAGCAGCAATGGGATCTGGTGTAGAAATGATAAATATAATTACTGGTGAAAAGTACACAACTTAATTCAACTGGGGGAGAAATCCCCCACCATTTTAGAAAGGTAAAAAGATGAAATTCACAAAAGATAATTTACAAATTAAAAAAGGTGTTAATTGTAATTATATATTTTTTGGTCCAAAGTTTGTAGCCAGATTGAAATATGGAGCAAAAACATCTGCTCCAAGTTTTAGAAAATTCTTAATTGATAATTTTACAGTTGAAGAATATTTTGAACGTATTACAAATAATGAGATGCCATTGGATATTTTGAGGTCAAAAGGATATCTTTTGTTACACATTAGACAATGGCTCAAAAGAGATGGATATCCTCAGAATGTTGAGGGATATGAAACTTGGAAAAAAATTCGTGGATCTGGATGGGTCGAAGCTCAAGAAGGTGACAGACCTTAATAAGAAAGGAAGTAAAATGGAAAATGCTAAAAAATTAAAAGATCAACTTACTAAAGAATCTATTGGTCTAAATTTATTTGAAGCTCATGAAACTTTTAATAAAAGATCAAATTATGGATACACCTATAATCAATTTGGAGATGTTATGAAAGCATTATTTCCAGATGGATTAGACAGCAAACAAATGTGGGATAAAGATAACATAAAAAGATTTGGTAACTTAACAATGATTGTACACAAACTCATGAGGTACTGTAACCAGTGGGATGATAAACATAAAGATTCCATACATGATTTAGGAGTATACGCATTTATTCAAGAGGGTATCGATGATTCAACTAAGGATTAGAACAGAGTATTCCTTTCGCCTAGCTTATGGCTCTATCGAAAAAATTGTAGCTCAATTTGGGATGGATGCCATAGCGATAACTGACAATGGTACATGGGGTCATGTACCATTTGTCAAAATTTGCGAGAAGTATAAAGTCAAACCGATACTTGGTGTAGAACTTCCTATCGGTGATATTGGTGGAAATATGATGGGATTTCTAGCTAAAAACAATCAAGGATTATCTGAGATTTATGAGCTAGTCACATTTAGTTATAAAAACAAATTAGATTATGAACATTTATTTGATGTATCTGAAAATGTTATAATGCTGTCAGGTGTAAATCCAGACTGGGGATTATTACCAATTACAAAGAGAGATCATTTATATATCGAAATGAGTTCACCAAAAGCTTTGGAGTTTTGTAAAAAGAAAGGATTTAAACCAGTCGCAACATCCAATAATTATTATCCAACAGTTAAAGATAAAGAAACTTATGAAATTCTTGTAGGTAGTAATAAACTTCCAAATGCTAAACCAATTACAAATGATTATGAGTTTCCAAGTTGGATACCTAGAGAAGCTAAAGAAAACACTCACTATATTGCCAATGAATGTAATGCAACTTTACCTACTGCTAAGATGGTATCTTTTATATCAGAATATTCTCTGAAAGATCTTTGTATTATAGGTGCTAAGAAAAAAGGTATTAAGCTTGAAGGTGTTTACAAAGAAAGATTAGACAGAGAAATAGAGACAATCAAAGAAAAGAATTTTGAGGATTACTTTTTTGTAATTGCAGATATGGTTGCCTATGCCAAGAAACATATGTTGGTAGGTCCTGCCAGAGGATCTAGTGCAGGATCTTTAGTTTGTTATTTAACTGATATTACAACTGTAGATCCCATAAAGTTTGGATTGTTGTTTGAAAGATTCATTGATGTCAGTAGAGATGATTTACCAGATATTGATATTGATTTTCAAGATGACAGAAGAGAAATGGTATTTGATTATCTTAATAATATATATGGCAGTGATAGGGTATGTCACTTGGGTACGATTAGCAGATATAAAGCTAGGTCAGCTATTTCAGAAGTTTGTAAAGATATTAAGATGCCACTACCTGACGTTAAAAGTTTGAAAGAAAATATTATCGAAAGAGCACTTGGTGAACCTAGAGCAGATCTTTGTATTCTGGATACTTTGACAGATACTTATGTTGGTAGGTCAATGGTAAATAAATATCCTCTTTTGAAAACTGCTATTGATATGGAGAACCATGCTAGGCATTCTGGAGTTCATGCAGCAGGTGTTTTGGTGACTGATAAACCAGTTAGTCAATATTGCTCAGTCAGTCAATATTCTGCTCAGATTGATAAGAAAGATGCTGAAGCACTTAACCTATTAAAAATAGATGCATTAGGTTTGAGAACATTATCTGTTATTCAAGATATCTTAGATCAGATTGGATGGAGTAGATCAGATTTGTTTGATAGCCAACTGGATGACCAAAATGCTTTTGATATTTTAAATGATCAGAAATATGCAGGTATATTCCAGTTTGAAGGATATGCATTGCAGAAACTTACAAATGAAATGAAAGTCAGAAAGTTTGATGATATTTCAGCTATTACATCTTTAGCTAGACCAGGACCACTTAATTCTGGTGGCACTGCTCAATATGCCAAAAGAAGAACTGGTGAATTACCAGTTGAATATATTCATCCTATCTTAGAAGAAATAACAAGAGAAACTTATGGTGTAATTGTTTATCAAGAGCAAGTTATGATGATTGTCAGAGATATTGGCAAAATGTCTTGGAAGGATGTATCAGCTATTAGAAAGGCTACTTCTAAATCTTTAGGTAAGGAATTTATTGATAAATACTTTCAAGATTTTAAAAGAGGTGCAGCTGATTTTGGTGTTTCAGAAATAGAAGCTAGAAACATTTGGGATCACATTAATACAATGGGTGCTTATGCTTTTAATAAATCTCATGCAGTTGCCTATGCAATTGTTAGTTATTACTGTTGCCTATTGAAATCTAGATTCCCACTGGAATTTGCATCTGCAACATTACGTAATTCTAGAGATGATGAACAGACTAATAACATTCTTAAAGAATTAAAAGAAGATGGTTATTCTTATAAGATGTATGACAGAGAAAAATCAGAAGTAAACTGGTCTGTAAAAGATGGTGAACTAATCGGTGGATTTACTATGATTAAAGGTATAGGCCCTAAAATGGCTGAAGATATGGTTAGAAGAAGATCTATGAAACAGATTTTTACACCAAGACAAGAAGAATTATTAACTGGTAAAAAACGAATCACTCCTGCGAATCAGTCTAAAAAACTAGATAACTTACAATCTAGACTTTTGTAAGTCATTGTTTTTGTTAAATAACTTAGCTATTTACATTTAGGACAATTGTGCTATTATAATGTTATAGAAATTCAGAAAGGGAAAAACATGTACACATACGATGACAATACTTTTTCAGATCTTCATAAAGAAGTTTATGGTTTTAGACCAAAAGCTGATGGTTGGGCAGATTGGACATCTAGAACTCCTCGTCAAAAGCAAGAATTATGGAATGCTCTTAGTGATGAGTTAGAGGTGGTAATGAAAGAGGAGAAGCTTGCAAAAGATCGCAAGACTCAAAACTTTGAAAATCGTGTGAAGGAAACCTTATCTCTTGGTGCTAAAACAAGAAAAGATGCAATCAGATGGATATTCCAAGCTGACAACATTGATACTACAGATGGTCAATTTGCAGGATATGCATGTTACTTGTTAGGATTACCATACTCTTATGAGGAAGAATTTCGAGCAATAGTGCAATAACGCACAGTAACATAGAAAGGAGAACCTACCTGAGTAAGTAGCAAAAAGGCTCACCAGATTTAGAAAGGAAAGAAAATGAATAAAGAAATCGGAAATGTAAAAGAAATCATGAACCAAGCAACTGTTGATTCAATTGCAGAAATCAGAGCAGAAAAAGCTAGGTTAACTGAAATCGAAAATCGTCTAATGGATAATATTAAAATGCAAGGTATAGGAACTTACAATGGAACAGAGCATTACATTACTGTTTCTGAAGCTGACAGAAAAACACTTGATATGAAAGCTGTAAAGCAAAAACTCTCAAGGCAGTTTATAACAGCTAATACAAAAGTAACTTCTTATATCACAGCAAAGATCTTTGGATATACAAAGAAGAAAGTATCATAATGAGAGTGTTACTTATAACATTAACCATCTTATCTGCTTGTAAATCAACAGATAAGGTGGAACTTATTCACGAAAAAGAAATACATCAAATGAATAGACAAGAAGTAATTAATGCTATTCAAGATTGTAGATCGGCAAATCTTAGATCCGTTCTAACACATGCAAGAATTAAGACAATGGGTAGAAGCATACCCATCGTTGTTGATGTATATTGTGCTCCATTTTAAGAAAGGAAATCAAATGACAAAAAGAAAATGGACAGTGGGCAGACCACCTCGTAAAAATGGCAGACCAATTGGTGCAAAATGGGATAAGGCTGTTTTGTATTGGGTAAATTATTTATCTGGTAAACCATTTGATCAAATGATTGGTTTTCCAGGCAATATGAATATATGGGTTATTGTTGGACACAAATGGGTAACTGTTTCTGCAACTCAAAACCACAAGATTTGTACACCTGCAAAAGCTAAAATTAAAAAATCTAGATGGGATGATATTGTTAAAAGCCTATCTTCTAGTGACTACATCAGAAGGCATGGTGGTGACATTGGCATTAGAGAGGTGGTTTAAAATGGAAACGATTACTGTATTTGGTTTAATGATGGTTGCTTTTTTCAACTCACCAGAAGCTTGTCAAAAATGGACAGACGATACTTATAGTAAAGAATTTGGTTATGCTTGTTTTGAATTAGATGGGTTCTATGGTCAGTTTTATGCAGACGAATATCCAACTCTACAAGAATGCATACAAGCTTCTGAGTTTTACTATGGTAAAAATGAATGCTTTAAAAAGTTTTATCAAGTCATGAAACCACCACTACCTAGACCAGAGATACTATCATGAAAATAACAAAAGCACCATTTGGAGATAGGTACTGTTTATTGACAGTGCCTAATCTTGATACAAACAAAATGGAGATACTAAACACATTACCATCTTACAAAAGATGGATAGGTAGGGATCTGTTGTTTCAACCAACATCTGCATCACTTGGTAGATTACACAAGTTTTTTCCTGATATCGAATGGGATGATGAAGTTGTGCATCATCTTGATCATTATATTGAAACTTTAAAAACAGCAGAAGAAATAAGAAATAAAAAAGAAAATACTCCAGAAACAGATGATTTTATTTTTAAGACTGAACCTTTTGAACATCAGAGAAAGACGTTTTATTTATCTAGGGATCAGAAAGTATTTGCTCTGTTAATGGAACAAGGAACTGGTAAAACAAAAGTTGTTATTGATAATTCAGCTTATTTGTATTCCAAAGGTGAAATCCAAAGTTTAGTTGTGATAGCTCCAAATGGAGTACATAGAAACTGGATTAGAGAAGTAGAAACACATTTACCAGACTGGTGTAAATATGAAATTACCTATTACAGATCTGGTATGAATAAAAAAGAAACAGAAACTTTTGTGAATGTTTTAAACTCTAGAGATTGTCTAAAGATATTTACTTTTAATGTTGAAGCTTTTACTTCACCAAGTGCAGTTAACTGGATGGAAAGAATATTATTAAGCAATGAAGTTATGCTTGTTGTAGATGAAAGTACCAGAATAAAAACTCCTAGTGCCAAACGAACTAAGCTTATTACCAAGTTTGGCAAGAATGTAAAGTATCGTAGAATATTGACTGGAACTCCCATTACTAAAAATGCAGCTGATGTTTATGCACAGTTTAAGTTTCTAGATCCACAGATTCTTGGGTATGATTCGTTTTATAGTTTTAGAAACCAATACTGTGTCATGGGGGGATTTGAACAAAGACAGATCATTGCCTACAAAAACCTAGATGAACTGAGCAGAAATGTAGAAGGTCATTCTTTTAGAGTTTTAAAGAAAGATTGTCTGGATTTACCACCTAAGATTTATCAAAGGCATTTTGTTGAAATGTCAGAACGACAAAAGAAAATGTACAACACAATGAAGAAGGGATTTATTGCTGAGTTAGAAGGAAATGTTATTGAAGCTCCAGAAGCCATTACAAGGCTTCTCAGACTGCAACAAATACTTTGTGGATGGTTTCCTACCGAAAATGATAGAGTACAGCCTATAGACGAAAAAAATCCACGAATAGAAGCTTTGAAAGACATATTAGATGGTATTGAGTCTAAAGTAATCATTTGGGCAAGGTTCAGAGCCGATATAAGAGCCATAGAGAGGTTATTAGGAGATTTAGCTGTTAGTTATCATGGGGATGTTGATTCGGATGCCAGAGAGCTTGCAATTGATCGTTTTCAGAAAGATCCTGCTATAAGATACTTTATTGGTACTCCACAAGCAGGTGGAACTGGATTGACGTTAACAGCTGCTGAATATGCTATTTATTATTCAAACAGTTTTAATTTAGAAGAAAGATTACAATCAGAAGATCGATGCCATCGTATCGGAACTAAAAACAATGTCACTTATATCGACATAGAATGCCAGAAATCTATCGACAGTAAAATTATCAAGGCATTGAGAGATAAGAAGAACATTGCAGATATTATAACAAAAGATCCAATTTCAATATTTTTAGAGGAGCAAGATAATGAGTGAGAAACAATTTTGGAAACATTTAAGGGAAAACCTACCATTTAAAACCTACAGAGTAGAAAACAAAGTTATGATAGGGATGCCTGACGTACATTATATTAATAAAGGTAACTCAGGTTGGATAGAATTAAAGTATATGCCAGAATGGAAAAGTAAAAGAGTTTCGACTGGATACCAATTGCATCAGGCATTATGGGCAAAAGAACATATAAAACATGGTGGTACAAACTGGATTATGATTAGAGTAGATAGGGAGTTCATAGGTTTAATACATGGTAAGAACTCTGTTGAATTATATAATCGACCTACAATGAGAGATTTTTTAGATATGTGTATGTTTTATAAAAGAGGTAAAATGGACAAAGACAACTGGGCAGAACTATCCCACACTATTCTGAATCCTTTTCCTCTAAAGATTTCTGCCTAATTAGTTTTTTCTGATAAGCTCTTTCAGCACTATTTAATTTTTTATTAATTCTTTTGATTTCTTTTTCAGACCAAAAGACATATGGCTTGCCATCTAAATTTAAATATAAGTGCTGATTGTTTTTCAGTTTTATTTTTCGATATCTAGGGATGTTCCGTTTTTCTTTGAATAAGCTGTTGCACCCATGAATACAGATACGATACCTAAATTAGCTATGACATATGTAGATATCAAAGCTGTACACATTTCTATTCTAGATTCTGGTATAATCGGAAGCAAACACAATACGATTAACGCAATAGAAGAAATAGATGAAACCCAACAAATTAATCTTTGTTGATCCATATGTGAATCTAAATTTTCATTCATATTTCTTTGGTGCTCTAGTTGTTCGATTTTGTGAGCCATAGCCATTTCGCCATCACTAATTGTTCCATTATTATCCAAGTCAAACTTTTCGTATTGAGAACCTTTTTGTAATTTCTTTTGTGTCATGTCATTCTCCTATTTTATAAGCAACCATTTTGGTGGGAATACTGTACTCCAATAAAAAGCAAACAGAACTATAGCTATTAATATTATATCTCTTTCACTCATTTCATCAAATTCAAAGGATCATCTCTTGCCACTATTGAATATATAACAGCAGCAATTACAATAAAGACAATTCCAACTAAACCAATAAAAAAATATTTTGCTAGTTCCATTAATTCTTCTTGTTGTTGTCTTTTTACCCTTATCTGTTCTTTTCTAGCTGCTTTCGCTTCTTCAATACGTTTATTTCTTTCTGTTAAAATCGATTGCCAAGTTCCATGTCCAAATCTTTGATCTATAAGAACTGATATATTATATAGTTCTTCAGCTGCTAATTTTGCGTCAATAACCTCATGAGCCACTGACTTTACACCAAACTGTTCAGCTAGAGATACTCCATCTTTCTTGTTTCTTCTTTTATCAACTTGCTTTTTGCCTTCAAACAAATCATCTATCGAACCTGCAATTTCTGATATATCTTTACAAGTATTAATATTTTCTTTGATAAATGCCACACTTTGTTTAACAAGTTGAATACCTGCTACTACATCACCTAATACCATTTTATTGCCTTATTGTGGAGTGCTTACTGCTCTTTGAATTTTTTGAACAGTTTCTTGATCTATATCACCAATTAATTCTGATACTGTTGGTGAATCCATTGAAGTTGTTACACCCATTTCCTCACCTGTAGGAACACTAGCTTCTGCTCCACCACCCATTAATGTAGGAACTATTTCATTTAAAGAAGTTACATAATCTAAAACTGGCTCTAATATTTCTTCATCTCTACCTGCAATTGTTAACAATCTATTAATATGAAATGAAGTTGATCTAGGATTCTTAATCATTTTTGGTGCAGAATTGGTTAACCAAGTAATAAACTTTTCATTAGTCAATAATTTTGCTGATGCAAGTGGTCCGATTGTTGCAAAAGCTGCAGCTCCTATAGTGGCAGGATTTGCACCAAATACACCTAAACCAACAAATGGAGCTAATGTCATCAACATCGCAGTTTGATCTCCAGATCTACTAAAGTTTTTATATGCATCCATATTGTTTACATTTTCTATTACATCTACAATTTTATCTAAACCTTTTCTAGCATCTGATTGTGGAGCACCAAACAATGTGCTTTTTGCAGAATTAGATAATTTATTATAATTTGTTAAAAATGTTCTAGAAGAAAACATCTCTTCGTTGTTTTTAAAACCCATCCTGTTCAAAATAGAAGATTTCAAAACATCTTGTTCTTCAGGTTTAAATTGTCTTAAAACTTGTTTAAATCTTTGATCACCTTCTTTTGATCCTGCCATCAAAAAATTAAATGCTTGAATATCTGTATCCATTTTAAGAATTTTATTTAATACAGGTTCTACATTATTTTTCATGTTTACAGAGGTGTATCTATCTGCTTTTTGTAAAGCTTTTAATGCATCATCACCACCTGCACTATTTACTAGTGCATTCATATCGTCTGTCAAAGATGTATATAGTTGTCTTAAATATCTTTCACCTGATGGAGTAACACCAATTAAACCTTTATAACCACCTAAATCCTGTCTTAAATTAGTTCTGATTTCTCTTAATGTATTTAGGTTAAAACCACCTGTGTTCTTTATATCTTCCATTAAATTATTAACTCTATTCAGAGCATCACTTAATGATTTACTCATAGACTGTGGTGCTTGAGATAACTTTGAATTTAATTCAGCTTGTAATTCCATTACATTATTTAGCTGAGTTTTTTGATCTGTAGGAACTAAATTATAAGCTTCATCATATAATTTTTCTTGTGCTTCCTTAAATCTTACACCTGCACTTTTTGTATATCCTTTTACAACAGATCCAATATCTGCACCTTCTCTTAGAGCAGGACCATAGTCTGATACAATAGTATCAAAAGCATCATCTAATTGTGTGTTAAATTGTTCTACTTTATTTACAATGGTATTTACACCAGTTGGAAATTGAGCCATTCTCTGCTCCAAAAACAATAATACTGGAGATTGTGTTCCTGATCCTGCTGTTGGCATCGTTAACCCAAGATCTCGACCAGACTTCACGATATCTGATGTTTCTTTTAGACCTCTACCAGATCCAGTTCCTAACACTCTTCTTACAAAATTACTTCCTCTATCGAATACAAATTTTCCTGTTTCACTTAATACTTTAGGTGCTACTATTTCAGAGCCGACATTAACAGCTGCTTTGATCGTCTCGCCTACTACCCCCTCTCTTTTGGGAGTTGGACCACCTTTTAAACGCATAACCAGATCAACCACACGATCAAAAGCTTGACCACCTGCTTCGGATGTTAAAGCAGCCGCAGCTGGTACAGTTACTGCTTCTTCTGGCAGTGCAACTTGTGGACCTAACTGACCTGCCAAGAATGCTGAACCTGCACCTATTCCACCAGTAACTCCAGATGTTATATCCCTACCAACACTTGCAATATCACCTGTATCAAAACCTACTGGATTATATAAAACATATTCACCATCTTTATCTTTAAAAATAAAGTTATTATCACCAAAAGGTCTAACATCTTCATAATATAATTTTAAAGCTTCTAATCTTTGTTTTGGATCATCAAGGTTTCCAACAACTGCCCTTACATCTAATGGAGCACCTCTACTTGTGTTTACTTCTTGTTTTGCCATTACTAATTTACCTCAATCAATATTTTACCATCATTTGTAATTGTAATGCCTTGTTCTTCTAATTCTTCCTCTGTTAATTTTTCATCTAGATTTGGTATTTCTTTTTGTAAATCTACATCAGGCAACTGAGTAGATTTATTGTTTGTTTCATCATATTGATAATTCTGTGATCTGGTAATACCTTGTTGGATATTTTGAAAAAATTCCATCATATCATCAAATTTAATTTTAACATTTCTTTTTGTATCAAACGTATTTGGTGCATACATTTTCATATAACTATCAACTTCTGATTGTGGAGCTGCAGCTCCAGTTCTTAATCTTAGTAAAATTTCTAATGCCCTTCTTAAAGCACTATTTGCTGTTCTTTTAGGGCCAGAAACATTTGATAAAGGTGACAATCTAAATCTAAATTCAGTGGGACTTAAATTACCTTCCATAAAATAATCGAATGCTATTTTTAAATTTTCAATTGCACTTTTTGCGTTTGCAATAGCAGTAGCTTGAGGTGCTGTTAAATCTTTTTCACCTATAACTTTAACTTTTCTATCACCAAATAATAATGTATCAGGATCTTGCTTTGGTTGTTCTTTATCTGGATCAATTATTGTAGTTGTTGAACTCTCACCAGTTAGTCTGCTTAAAATAGAATTATAAACTTGTTCACCATAGGTTTGTCTTATTATTTCCATCATATTGACACCAGGCTCTTTTACTTGACTGCCATCTGGTAATGTAGTTGTCTTATCTTTTCTTAATTCCCTTATATTAAAAACTAATTCAGCAAGATCATTAGGTGATAAAGATAAACCTTGAGATAAAGCTTGAGCAACTCTTAACACTTGATCTCTCATTCTCTCTTTTCCAGTGCCACCTTTTCCTGCTCTACCAAGTTGAGCTGCTACAGTTGCCCTTTCTTTGGCAACTCTTTCTTTAGCTTGTTCTCTCTCTAATAAATATTGAGCAGGTGAACTAAATGCACCTGATATTGATCCTAATGTTGTAGCACCAGGTTGACTTGCTAATTCGCCCATTTTAGTAAAATAGAGTAAAGCTGCCATTGCAGGATCAGCAGGAGCTGCGTCTGGTATTAATTGTCTTGCTTGATCAACATAACCTAAAGAACCAAAATTACGATCCATCATTGGTTGATTATTAGATACTCCAAAATTTATTTTATTATCATCTACATTAATATTTTGATTATTTGGAATCTCATTATTTTGGTTGTTTGGAGTTTCAATATTTTCAGTTGGTGTGATTTCATTTATGTTTGTAGCTTTATTACCTGTTTTAAACAATCCATAAAATTGTCTTAAATGTGGAAGTAAAAATCCATCAATATCAACAACTTGCCCTTCTTGATTATACTGAGAATATTTTTGAATACCATTTGCCACTTGATCAACAAAATTAGGACCAGAGGTGTTCATCCAATCTATAAATAAACCAATATCTTGTTCTGTTAGTTGTTCATTCATTTACCTATTACCTAGTTTATATAGTGATGCTAAACTGCCTACACCTGCTAACGTCTGACCATAAACATCAGGATTTTGTTGAAACTGTGATCCCATTTGTAATGAGTAATTTCTTGTACCATAAGGAACTCCTTGTAGAGCACCTAATGCAAAATTAACCATTTCCATTGGTCTTTGTGTTTGATCCAAATAATCAGCATATGCTAAATCTAATGCTCTTTGATCTAGTTGCCTTTGTGCTTGACCAGTTGTCATTAACCCTTGTGCAACTTGTGCTTGTAAAGATTGTATTTGTGGAGCTAATTGTTGATATGCACCTAATTGACTTAATCTGGCTGATTCTTCTGTTTCAAATTGTCTTTGAGCTGCTGTTTCTGCATCAAACCTAGCACCTCTATCTCTATCATATTGGCTTCGCATGACATCTTCAGCTTGAAAACGACCTGCCCTATCATCTAAAAATTGATCTCGCATGACATCTTCAGCTTGAAATCTTGCACCTCTGTCAGCATCAAAACGACTAGCTGCAAACCCTAATCCTTCTTGGGCAGCCCTTGCCCTTAAATCAGCTTGTCTTTGAGCACCTTCAGCACCTAATGTAGCTTCCATAATCCCTAATCTAGAACCAAATCCACCACCACCCCTAGCAGCAGTTGCTCTAGCCTGAGATTGTTGTTGTAAAATTTGATCTTGTAATTGTCTGACAGCAGGATCAACTGCACCTTGATATATATCTAAAAATGGCTGTGCAGATTCTAAAGTAAATGGATCACCTAACAATTCTGCTCTTGATGCACCTTGATAATCACCTAACAGTTCTTCCCTAGTAGCTCCTTGATATGGATCACCTAATAATTCTTGTCTGGTCATACCTGCATAACCTTGACCCAAAGTACCTGCAATCCTACTTGCTTCATCTATAAATGGTTGATAAGACGTTGCACCTTCCATTAATATTTGTTGAGCTTGTTGTTCAGCAGGAGATAATTTAGCACCACCATCATATCTTTTTAATCTTTCGCCAGTATACAATGGTTGCTCTTGACCTGCTATATTTGCAGCTGATTCAAATATAGCCCTACCTGCTGTAGACATCCATTCAGGTATGTCTGTACCTGATACTGTCTCACTCGCTGATGGTAATTCTGTATATGATGGTACGCAAAAAGCTCCCATGTTAAGTCTCCAAATATAAAGATCCTGCTTTTACAAAGCCTAATCTGTTAAAAAAATTGTCTTTCCTTCTTAAATCTCCAGAATAAACACTACCAAGTTTAATTTTTAACTTAACTTCTTTTCCATAATTAATAAAGGTTTTTACTAATTTTATTGCAATGTTTGATTTTCTATGTTCTGGAAATACATAAAACCAAAGATCACCTAAATATTCATCAGTTGACCACCAGTCTGATGTTGACATGCCACCTATCGACCCTAAGATTTTATTTTTCTCAGTGGCAACATAGACAACACCTCTTGTAATAGCCAAAATAATCATATTCATTACTTTGTCTTTTTTCATAGGAGAAACAGGCAAAACAGTTTGTGAATGCATATCTGTTAACATATCGTATAATTCAGGTACATCTGTTTGTTCTGCCCTTCTTATTCTCATTACATTCCACCTAATGCTCCTCTTTGTGGTTGCATTTCCCTTGCACCCCTTGAACCGACTTGTTCAATAATCTGAGCAAGTTCTGGTAATAATTTTATTAATACACGAATCACTTCTGGTGAAATAGCACTATCTAACATCCTAAGTTCATCTGGTGACATATTAGATATCCTAGCCATCAACACAGCACCAATTTCTTGAGATGGTTGCATTAGTCTGGCAGTTGCTTCTGGTGGCATCATCATATCTCCACCTTGCATTGGTGGCATATCCCCACCACGCATTGGTGGCATGTTCGCACCTTGCATCATCATTTCATCAGTCATTCGCCTTGTATCTGCCATCATAGCATCATCAGGCTTCATATCTTTGTCCATATGTCCAGGCATCATATCTCCTTTTCGTTATATAAAGTTGACCAGTCTGTTTTCTTACAAAATAAACCGAAAAACCAACAGACAGGTTCTCCAATTGTTCTTACGACTTTTCCAACATAATCTGGCTTGTCTCTTCTACCATATATATAAGCAATCTCATTTGCCCTTGATTGAGCTATATATTTCCAAAAACTAACCATTCTGCCTTTACGCATTTGTTTAACAACCCATACTGCCCACAAATGATATCCATTGACATGTTGTGGAGTCAAATAATCTCTTGTAAACCTATAATCAAGAATAACATTCTCTTTGGACAATAACCCTTGTCTCATTAATTCATTACAAATTACTCTACTACCAACAGCACCACCAACTAGACCACCAATCAATCCACCAACTGGACCTAAAAATGGAACTAAAACAGATTTGGCAAAATGTCCTGCCACAGCAGATACACCTGCTTTTCTGGCTGCACTTGCAGGATCTTCACCCATAGCCAATTGTACAGCAAAATTACCAACTGCTCCACCTGCTGATGCTTTAAATGCATCTTTAGTGTAAAAATCAGGAAATTCACTAGTTCCTGCTTTACTAGCAAATATGTTAGCACCTTGAACACCACCAATTTTAGCTAAATCTGTGTCAGGTGTCATATCAAAAACTTTACCATCAGCAATATATTGACTAGGCCCTATATCTAAAGCACCTTTACCTGCTAAACCAAAAGGAACTAATGACTTAAATACATCCCCTGCACCAACTCCTTCAGTCATAACTGCTTGTGCAATTGATTGACCTAAAGGTTGACCAAAAGTAGAACCAATTTCTCCAGTGGCTTTTCTTAATAACTCTTGTGGAGATGGTAATCCTTCAGGTACACCATTTCTAGCAACAAAATCCTCATAGGCTTTTTGCATTACCTGATCGCCAGTATCTTCTAAATCAAAAGTTCTTTCTCCAGTCTGTATCTTTTTTACCCATCGAAACATAGGCATAGCAGCAGATCCATATACATCAGATAAAGATTGACCACCTAAATCTGGAGTTTGAGCTTGGTACTCATACAGAGGAACTGTAAAAGTTCTTTTTTCTTCATCTTCCTCTTTGATGCCACTTAAAGCACCTGGCTCTGTAATATTATGTGATGGCATGTTAACTAACCTCCAATATACTAGCGACTACATGTAGTCGATCTGCTGTTGCTGCTTGTACTTTCAATATCTCATTTTCCTGTACGACCAATGGCTGTGTCAATAATTCCACTGTTGTATTTGCTCCTACTGCCTTTACCTTAAACAAACTAAATGTTGCAGGTGTTGATTCACTATCTGTTATTGATACAGTAATTGTGTCTGCATTTCCACTATCTTCTGAAACAAGTATAGATTTTACTAAACCAGTTGTTGCATTTGGACATGTATACAAAGTTGTTAAGTTCGTAGTTGTCAAGTCTAATTTAGCATTTTTATAATTATTTGGCATCTATCCCATAAACCATGCTGTTGCTTCTGTTTGATCTGCTACATTCGTTAATCCATTCGTAGCTGCGAAATATGTCAATTGCTTATCTATCTCCAAACTATTAATAAATCTAGCCATAAACCCTTGTTCATAGTCACTTGGGGGAGAAGGTAACCTTAAAAATCCACTTGCACCAGTTGTCATCTCATACCATCCTCTCTTGCATTAATCCTAAATGTACCCATTACCCACTCGTCTGTAGAGCCTGTGCTCTGTAATTTCATACTCATTTGTCTACCTCTTGCCCTCATACTTATTTTTTCTGTAGTAGCATTTATCGTAAACGGCCCTTTTGTTGTTCCTTGATTAGCTGAAGCAAAAAAATTAGAAGATGTCGAATCAGTTGTAACAACTGGATATCTTTTTGTGTTAACGAATACTTCTAGATTTGTATCTTGACCTACATGTATATCAGGTATGATCTTATCAACAAGGTAAGTGTTTTCTCCAGATGTTGATATTTCTTGTGGTGAACCTTCTATAAAGGCAGTCATATCGTTGTTATCATCAGACGTACCAATTTCGTGGTTATACAATTCACCACCACTATCAAAAGCAAATGGATTACCTCTAGCTCCAAAAGAATCCGACCAAACTGTTCTAGCTAAAGATCCTATAGTCCATATATTTTCTGCGTAATTATATGTGACATAACTATCGTTTTCTGGATTATCAGCATATCCATCAATAGAAGCATTTACACCAAAAGATATACTACCAATTGTACCAGTTGTAGTATTCTTCAAAACACCACCTTGAGAGTCTTTCCTTTGTATTCTTGTCCAAGTTGGTGGTTTTTTCGTAAACTGATATTTTTCATTATAAGAAGATTTGCCTGTGATCCCAGAACCTGACCCACCAAATTCTGGATCTGAAGTATCAATAACAAATGTAATTGTCATCGGTAAATCTCCAAAACTACCATTTACTTTAGTTATTCTTGTTCTAGCTGTATTTAAAAAAGTAAAATAACCACTACCATCACCCACCTCTATTTCATCACCCACATAGAAAAACTCTGATTGTCTTGTTCCAGATTGAACACCAACAGATGAAATTGCTGTTATAGTAACAGTATATTCAACATCGTTACTTGGGTAAAACCAAGTGATTTCTTTAAATCTTTTATTATGACCGACCACTACTTTATCGATATACTTATCTTGCATACGATTAAATACATAGTGTTTTACAGGACAAGGTAACTCTTTGACAACACCATCATATCTAAAAAAGTTTCTTTTACCCATCCAGTATACATCACCATCAATATTAATCATGCTATTTAATCCAGATGCACCTGCATTGGTTGCTAATAATCTAAATGAAAATGTAAATGGTGGACCTACAAACGTCATACCATAAATAGCTTCATCTGTAGATATAATGGTTTCTTCCCTTGAACTTACCATAGCAACAATCTTTGTACCTATTTCAAGTCTTTGATCACCTGCTGTATTTGTTGCTGTTGGCTTAAATTTTGTAAAATCTTCTTGGGTAGAAAACCTGACAAGCATAGGATCAAAGTTACCACCACCACCAAACTCTTGACATCCACCTGCAATAAAATGTCTATCTGGAAATGAAACAGTCGTAACCCTAGCAACATTCGGTACACTTTCTGCACCAGACAAAGAAGATACCAATACTGCTCTATTTGATACAGTACCTGATACAGTCCAATAATAAATAGCTCCACCACGAACTGTGGCAATCAAATCTTCACCCCATAAACTTAAACTCCAAGATGAATTATCTAAACTGACATCAGATGAAGATGCTGATCTTGGAGTATTCCAAGTTCCTTCACCCCATCCACCAACACCCCAACCAAGTGCAGGTGCTGAAGTTTGAATACCTAAACCTGCATCAATACCAATCAAATAACTAATGACTACATCATTACCACCACCTGCTGAAACTGTAGATGTAGCTGCTGATGGTGCAGTTACAGTAAAAGTATTCGTTGTAATAGCAGTTATCTCATAACCTTCTGGTCTATTTAAATCTTCAGCAGTAATACCACCAGTCGCTGTCGCACCAGTAAATCGTACATAATCACCGACTTTTGAGCCATGTGCTGTATCTGTAATCGTTAAGGTTGTACTTTCATCTGTTGTAGCAATAGGTCCTATTAATATCTGAGTAACAGTTGCACCATTGTCATGGCTTGCAGCTGAAGTGCTGTTAGTTCCTCTAGTACAGCCTGTCAAAGTCGATGAAGTAATACCTGTATAAGTAATAATTTCACTATCTATTTTAATTGTACCTGCTGTTGTAAAACCTGTAACAGAAGCTAAATCTATTTCAGTCTCACTAGAATCAACTGCTTCACCTGTTGTGGTGGCAGTATTAGATACATCTCTTAATGGAGTAATGTCATATAAAACTTGATCTTGTATAATATATAAATGTGTATGAGTTCCTACTGCAATTCGATCTTCACCATCTGTATTAGCTCTCCAGAATACCATTTTTCTGGCAATACCTTGTATCGTTGTTGCTGTGTCTGTGATTGTTCCTGCCGAATCAGTTCTAAAAATCTCGTCTTTTTGCCATCCACCCACTTTCATAGGATACCCATTACGAAAACGAACCAGACTGCCATCTACCCAGAAAGGTCCGTTCTTACCTGCTGAATATTCTGTAATGTCTTTTACAATTCCTGGTTTGTACTGTAATACTTGTAAAGGCATTTTAGATCATCTTTATAGCTGTTTCCAATGTCTCATCGTTTCTTCTAGTCCATCCCCTACCAAAAGTCTCAAATGTAGAGAGTGATTCGTAAAAAGCTTGTCTTACATTTCTATAATTTTTTATGGTTGTCTCTAGACCATGATGACTAATATATTCTTCAAGTGTTTTTAATGTATTAGGCCCTATACCACCATCTGCCACTGTACCAATCATCTTTTGTAATTTTTTAACTGCTCTACCAGTTCCACTGTTTACTGCCCAATCAAATACAGCCAGATCTAAGCCAGAAGGCAATTGATCACATTTAGCTCTTCGCCAATAATTTCTTTCATAGATAGGTGCAACATCATCTTTGGTAAGATCCTTCATACTTTTTGTTCCACCCCATTCCTGATAAACTCTTTTAGTAACTCCTAAATTAGTTTCTCCTCCTGGATCTTTCGGATGATTTACATATCCCCCTTCGTGATGGAGAATAATCTCTAAACATTTGGAAAAGTTTTCTTTCATTTAGTTAATCCTTTCTGCTTCTCATATGTTCTTAATGAACCTATTCCCAACATTCCACCCAAAACAGTTAAAAGTGTACCCATGTCAAAACTAGGTAATTCTGGAATATCCATACCAATTAAAACAACTATAAAAACAATAACAGGCTGAAGAACAAAGTGATAGCCAAAAGCAATCCCACAGATCCAACCAATGCAAGGTCTCCAACCACCTTTAAAAAGGCTTCCAGAAGAAGCTTCTTCCTTATTAATTGCCATTTGTGCGAGTTGCTGTTCATGAGCTAATTTATCAGCCATTGTTGCCAACTCATGTGCCAACTTAGCTTTTTGATCTTTATCCTCAATAACTTTATCTAATAGTTTAGTAGCTGGTCCTATCAAAGAATTTATTAAACTCATCCTACATCCTATATAAAATAGCTAATAACAATAATATAATAGAAGTAGCTGAACCTATTGCCCAAGCTTCAATACGTTTTATACGATTGTAAAGATCCTTGAACTGAATATGTATTTCAGTTTCTAATGCTACAACTCTTTTATCTAGCTCTGTTATTTTAGTCATCTATACTACCAAGGCACTCCTGATCCTCTTATTGGTTGTTTACTTAGTGAAATTTGAGTGGCTACAGAATCTTCGGTTTGTTTTACAGAATCTTCTCCCAAAGTTGCCTTTAACCAATTCAAACAATTATCCTTCGTAACTTTTGAATATTCTATAAAATTTCCTGATGTATCTGGTATATCAGTTGATCCAATCATTTTTCCTTTATGATCTATACCATCTACAGTTTCTTGATCCTCACAAGACCAATGTAATGTCGTTATCTGATTATCACCTTTTGATCCCTTTATAACATACTCAGTTTGAAAAATATTCCATGTCGCTGCCATGTTATTCTCCTTTATCCACAATATAAAACACAAGATACAAGCTTTACACCTGTATCACTATTACCAATCGTTACTTTACCGATTGTTTTACTTCTTATAATGTCATCAGATTGTACTTTAGCTGTACCATCTCCATTACTTTCTAGTAAGTCACCACCTTCACAAGCACCTGTAACTCTTATTGAACCAATACCTACAGAAGCTACTAAAGGTTTACCATTATTATCATATCTTTGAAGCACACCATAAACTCTTTTATCACCCTCTGTATCTGATACTTTAATCTTAGCGTGGTCTGCTCTTGTCTGACCTTTCTTTGGATGATCTTCTGTGCCACCTTTCCCATCTGGTTGAGAATCAGGATAAACATCAAGTTCATCTATAGTGCTACAAACAGTTCCAATAGCAACATTGTTTGCAATACCAGAACTTTCATGTAAGCCTGAAAAACCATTATAAGAAACTGTTGAACCACTAACTGAGATTGTTCCTTCTTCAGAACTATCTTGCCTAAAACTAACTAAATCTCCATCACCACCTAATCTGTTAAAAAGACCGACTACCCCATTATTTCTAACAAAAACAGCTAAACCATAACTATATAAATCTGTTCCTGCTGTGCTTGTGCTAACTCCACTTTTTCCTATAGATACGTCACCTGTCGATGATATCCTCATGCGTTCAGAATTTCCCTCTACACCTGTATGAAAGCACATTTGTCCACCATTACCATTGCTTTCACTTGATCTTATTACAATAGAAGCATCAACTGTAAAAGCTGAACCACTATCATCAGAGTTTTCAAATTCTATTTCGACATACGCATAATTAGCTTGATTATTTCCATTGCCTGTAAACCTTTGTATTGGAACATTACCAGAAAGATGCAATAATCTATCAGGATTATTTTCTCCAACACCAAGTCTACTTGCTGTTTTTACAAAACTACTACTATCAATAGTTAATGCTAAAGTTGAACTTGCACCATCAGCAGCACCTGTATAAAATTCCATAGCACCATTAGAACCACGAACTTCTAAATCGTTACCCCTAAGTTGAAGATAACCTTGATATTCACCACCATCATTTAACTTTAATGTAGGTGTGGCATCATTACGAATTTCAAGTGTAACACCACCATCTGAACTAGGAGAATCTGTGCCAATCCCAACATTACCATTATTATTAAATGAAGCTATCTCAGTGATGTTGCTACTGCTACCAGTGTTAGAACCATCACCATAAACAATTCCTAATCTTGAGCCATTAGCAACTATAAAGTAATCTTTAGATTGACCTGTATCACTAATAGCAATAGCAGGATTTGAAGTATCTTCTATAAATAAAACAGCCTGTGCATTTGCGTAAGAAATGGGTGCATTAGAATTAATAGCTACTCCATCATATTCGCCATTAACAAAAAAAGCATTTGCATGATTATTACCTTCAACACGAAAGTCTACATCATTGCTATCTTCATTAACTACTGTTTCAGTAGTACCTATTTCAAACCTATTTACTGGATCAGATGTTCCACTTGAAGTATTTAATATTAATCTTGACGGCACTGAATCTGAGTCAGTTCCTGATTGCACTGCTAATATCTGTGCTCCAACTCTTAGAGTATTTCCTGTGTCAGCACCAATAAAACTTGTTCTACCTAGATATTCTCCATCAGCAGTTGCTGTAGGTGTACCACTAGTGTTAGGAGCTTTGATAAAATTAATAATACCACTATGACCATTTGTTGCTGACCTTGTATTAATTTCAAGTGCAGCATTAGATGAAACTGAGTTTACAGAAGCTGTTCCACCATTTAAAACTTCTGATAAACCATTAGCACCAGATATAGAAACAAAATTACTTCCTCCATCAACAACAAACATTTTTTCTGAGCCATCTGACTCAATACGAAAGTCTAAATCGGTACTACCCTCATTAAAAACTGTTTCTGTTTGTGTAATTCTTACTCTTTCTCTTTCAGAACCACCTGTTAAACTGTGTATGAGAAACGCACTATCTTCTGAACCATTACTAGCATCTACAATTTGTGTGTCTATTCTTGCATAGGTTGTAGCATTGCCTGCGTCATCTTTACCATCAAATGTGATTCTACCAAGGAAATCCGAACTTGCACCTGTTACATTCCTATTTAAATTTAAAATTGGTCCAACATTCGCATCTGTATCTGTAGATTCAAGTGTAACTTGTGCATTATTATCTGCTGTTGTAAAAGTAGCTGTTGTACCTGTTATAGCACCAGAAACAGTCAAAGCTGCTACTGTCGTAGTTCCTGTAAGATCCAAATCAACTAAGGCATCTGTAACAGCTGCTCCTGAACCTGCTCCATCTAAATAAACCATTTTAACAGCACCACTTCCAATAGTAACTGTCGCACCTGATCCTTGTTTAATAATTATATTTTGAGATCCAGAAGTTGCATTTTCAATAATATGAACTCGACTTATCGTGTTAGGCCCAATAGTTATTGTACAAGCAGAATCTAATGTACCTGTGTATTTAATATACATAGCTCTGGCTGCGTCTGCACTACCATCTGCAATTGTTGAACTATGGGTATCAGCATTTGTTGTTATGGCTTCAGTTCCATAACCTAAAGCATCTCCTATTAGTTCTAAGTTTGTATTGGTGACATTACCCCATGTACCAGAGTTGTCACCAGTTGCCATCTCAGATAATCTTAAATCATTTACATAGGTTATAGTCATATCAGTCTATCCTTACTATTGCATTGCTTGCAGTTGCAGCAGGGAACACTATTTTAAATGTTCCACCTGAAACTGTAAAGTCCCCACCAAAATCTAATATTGCTATCGCACCTCTAGAATTTGATGAAGCATCTCCTAATGTTTTATTATATATTAATGCACCTCTTGCTGTAAAAGATGCAGATGTCCATTCTGGATCAGCAGCATCAAATACTCCACTTGTACTATTTTCTGTTACAGCAACACTTGTCAATTGTTTGCCACCTGCTGAATAAGCACTACCAGATGCATTAGTTATTTCATTAGATGTCGTATATCCATCTGTTGACGCATCTAAACTTGCAGAGCTTGTATATAGTGCAATGTAAATATCATCTGTATCTAAATGATGATCACCTAATAACAAATCTTTTTTAAACAATGTGGACATTGCTTGAGTTATAGCCATATTAAATACCTCCGTTGTATTCTGCTGTATAATTTCTTCCCATTTCTTGAGAGAATAATTGTACAGCTTCGTCAAATTTACCTTTATATAATTTTAATGTTTCAGGTGCTTTTAGAAAAGCACTAGCTTCGTAAAGTGCAGCAGATAATAAAACATCTGTTGCATTTGTATCTATCCAAGTATTTGCATTAGTAGAACTTAAACCAACTGGTTTACCAATAAAATCAACTTGAAAAGATAAAGTAGCACTAGGAGTAGGAGCTAAAGTAATTGTGGTTACAGAACCACTTCCAACATCAGCTGCTGTTTTAGTGCTATACATTATCGGAGTTCCAGTTGTACTGGAGTTAGGCCAATAATCTCTTAAATATGAATCAATTCTATGATCTAAATATATAACATTACTACTTGATGTAATAGAAACCTGACGAATCATTCTTATACTTGGTGTACCAGTCGTAGGAGTGTAGTCAGCTTGCCCAACGACAAGTGTACCTGTGAAACTATTCCTAAAACAAGGAAGGTTTGGTAATCTTTGAAATACCATTTCTTCTGCTTGTGCTATGATTACATCTATTGAATCTACAAGCTCTGACGAATCATTTTCTAAATAATTTTGTATATTGGCTTTTAAAGTTGTATAACTCATTTATTGACCCCAAGCTCCATCATTCCAAGCACCTGAACCCCACTCTTGATTAACTGTAACAGATTCTGTACCTACACCACCAGTACCACCAACTCCAGTCTCTGTCAAAGAAACAACGACATTTTCTGTACCTACACCACCAGTTCCTGCAACTCCAGTCTCTGTAATAGATAAATTAAGTGCTTCAACACCAACTGAACCTGCTCCACCACTAGCCGATACCCCAGTGACTTCTACAACAGGTATTTCAACACCTACACCACCAGTACCACCTACACCAGTTTCTGTGATAGATGATTCAAATGCTTCAACACCAACTGCTCCAGTACCACCAACTCCAGTCTCTGTAATACTTAACTCTAGTGATTCTGTGCCAACTGCACCAGTTCCACCTAAACCAGTTTCTATAATAGATGCTAGTGGAGTTTCTGTGCCAACTGCTCCAGTACCACCAACTCCACTTGGCTGTGGAAAACTTCTTATTTCTTCATTATCAACACGATTTGTATTACCATAACCTGCAACACCTACAGTTTTTCTAGTTCTTGGATCTGCAAATGGGTCAAATGTATGTGCAATAAATATAGTAACATTTTCTGCATCTGAACTAGGTCTAGGTTTAAATAATGCAGTAGCATCAATTACGTTTTTAGGTGGTGTCAATTGTGGATGTTTTGCTTCCCATTCATCTGGTGCAACTCTTAATCCATCCCAAGTTGTTTTTAATTGAGTATAAGGAACTCTGTGACCACCTCTGTCACTCATTCCAAAAGATCTTTTACCTTTTGCGTATCTAGGCATTATTCTATTTCCACAGATGAAACACCAATATTACCAAAACATGGTATTCCAATATTTTTTATCTGATTTCTTGTAGAAAATATATTATAATTATATCCAATATTAACTGTAGCAGATTCTGCATCATTATCTGGTCTGGCTTTATACAAGCCAGTTGTGACCTTGATATTTTTAACTGGAGTTAGTTGAGGTTGTTTTATATCAAATTCTTCAGGTGCAACTCTTTGACCTTTCCAATTTGTCAATAAATCTTTGTATGGAACTTCAAAACCACTTATGTCACATATTGCTCTTGATTTGTGACCAGTTGCATATTTAGGCATGTCATACCAAATTCAACACAGTAGGCTGAACCCTCAAACTTACACCATCATTATCAGATGAAGCTGCATGATTAAATGCTCTTTCATACATTTCATTTAATAATTGAAATTTTTCTGGTGCATATTTCATAGATAATTTAGAAGCCAAACCTGCACAAATACAATCACTCCAACGATAAGGTATATCTGCATCTTGATTAGAAGCTGTAATATCATCCAATTGATTCATTGCCCAATAATTTAAAGTATATGCTTTATCTGGTACATTCCAAAAATATATTACTGGAGTATACTGCCTATCAATCATGTACTGACTAGGTTTGCCTTTAGTTGTTTTATTAGGTATTTGATTATATTCTGATATAGTAACTCTATTAATTGTTTGATCAGTTGAATCTTCACGAATCACTGCATCAATAATATCAATTGTTCCTACAGGTAAAGTATAATTAGTAGTGCCATCTGCTAAAGTTAAAGTGTTTTGAGTAACTGCCCAATAGTTTATTCCTCTATTTGCCCATTCAGAAAACAATAAATTTAAGCTTCTACGAGCAGAAACTGCCTGATATCCAGTTCTTGTCTCTGCTCCTAAACCACAACGATCATAAGCTTCAGCTATTATTTCTTCAACACTAGGTCTAAATGCTACTGTACCAGATAATGCCATTAATACTGTTTAATACCTCTAATAATAATTTGATATGCATCACCTGCTGCACCTGCACCAGTTGTTGTAAATTTTACGTCACCAGTACCATTCGTTCCAAAACTTGAGGTTGTTGGTAATCCACCAAATTTTGAAAAGTCTTGGTAACCAGACTGACCTTCAGTTAAATGCATTACTATTATATCAGTATCAGCATCAGCTAATATCTCTACTGTCATAGCAGAAATAACCCACCAACACTCTACAATCCTTATACCTGTACAAGTTTCTCCATCAGCATTTACTGCCAAAGCAGAAACATCAATTTTAGAAACTGCACTTTCATTACCAGTGTCAACATACTGATATTGAAAAGCCATAACGACTTCTCTAGTATTGTCAGCTATGGTTGTTACTTTTGTAAGATCTGCCATTTATCACTCCGATATTTCGCCACGCAATAGCATAGCTTTGTATTCAGCACTTCCCTTTGGGGGAAGTGCCTTACTTTTTGAAGTTTTCTTGGTACTGACCCAAGCTTCATTGACATTAGGAGTGTCTGGATTATCGGAAATAAATTTGCCAGATTTTGTTCTAGCTCTTTTTTTCTCAGCCATTTAAGTCTCCATTATCTGTCTTGGGCAGCAAACATATAGTCAATGTTCATTGATTTAGTTCCAGTAGCAGAACCAGATAGTTCCATTGCTCCAAGAGCTAAGTTTTCGTCATCAGGAATATTTGCTGTATGTGTAGCAACTTTATTTCTGTTTACAAAAAACTCAACAGAGCCAGTGCTCTTTACATGAAAACCAAGTGTAACTGCTGTACCACTCGCAATATCTACTCCAGAATCTGTTGTAGTTGCAGTGCCATCTTTCTCAGTCACACAATCAATATTACTATCACCATCGTCTACTTGAAAAACAATTCGATCAGCTGCTGTTAGCATTGCTTCTGGATTAGTTGCAAAGTTTACTGTTAAACCTATACAAATATCCATTGCATCACCTTCTGCATCAGTCGGAGTTATTTTAGTTTCAAACCAAATATCTCTACCAGATGCCACTGCAAAAATCTCATTGCCTTGTATTGAAGCACCATCATTGTCAGTGGTAGCTTGTGAACTTAAAGTAACTGCACCACCTACAACATCAGCTGCGATAGCTGCTGAAGCACTACTATCTTTTACAACTGTCCAGTCATTTGTACTATCTAAAGCAACACCAGTAAAATCATCCATGTAAACCATGTAATCTGGATTGCGATCTATTGGTAAGTTTTCAAACCAACCTTTTGAATTACCTTTTCCTGAAAATAGAATAGGTCCTGAAAAATGCGTATTAGCCATGTTAATCTCCTGTCTTGGCTAGTGTCAGTTGCATTGCAACTGTCAGGATTAAAATAAAAGGGAGAGATAAACTCTCCCTTAGTTAGTTAGGCAGCACCTTCTGTACCGAAAATACCTCTCCAGTCAGTAAATCCGAAAGAATATCTTTCTCTTACTTTATAGCGAACATTTCCAGTTTCAAAGTCACCTTCCATCCCTTTTTTCATTGGGGATCTTTGGAACATTTTTAACCCATCAGGCACATCTGTTAAAATAAAGAATGCATCTGAATCAGTTAACCTTCTCATGATATGATAACCTTGAGGTAGATAACCACCATTGCGAATAGCATTGATGTCATTATCTGCTGTTCCAGTTCTTAACTGAGATTCTAAAAGTCTCTCAGCAGTGAAGGTATATGCAGTTGGTATAATCAAAGTTGTACCTTGAGCTGCAATTCTTAAACCACGATCATCTTTCATATCTGCGATTTGAATTAGCATTGATTCAAGTGATGTCTCAGATAAATCAGCTGCTGTTGCCAAAGTATTACTTTGAGTTCCATTTGTTGTAGGATGAGATGCACTTAACAATGCAACACCATCTCCACCACCATATGGATCTGTAGTTGAAGTTGCGTTATTCAAAATATTTGCAGCTTTGATTTCCTTTGTGGAAGCCATAGATCTTGCAAGTGCTTTTGTATAACGAGAAGCAATTGAACCATACTGCCCATCTTCTTCAGCTTCTTCAGTAATTGAAAATGCTAATGCTACAGTTTCATGCTGATATCTAGCTGTCCACTGCTGACTAGCAGTATCATAACTAATAGCTGCACCTTCATCTTTAGTTGGTGCATTACCAAATCCTTGTAACAATACATCTTCTTCAAAAGCTCTTGTAGAAGTGTTAGCAGAAAAAACTGCTTCGTATTCTGGTGGATAACGATCATACTCAAGTCCAAAAAGGGTATTCAACCCTGGCTCAAGCA